TCTGGATGCGGGACAATTGCCGAGAGGCGTTGTGTCTTCGGCTAAAAATATTCGTTTTAAAAATGGAGTTGCTTCTCCACGGGCGGGTATTAAGAAGGTTTATTGGGGGAACGATACTCTTACAAATGTTGGAGCCAGTGACACCAGTAATGGGAACCATGAGAGTGATGCGTTGTTTTCCTTGGGTAGCGCGGCAAGAACGCTCAAAAGCAAACCCTTAACGGCCTTCTCAAACATTCGCGGAGTTGGCCGGTTCGACAACCCCACCAATGGAGTTAGTTGGTTGCTGGTTGCAACAAGCACAACAATCTATGGCATTCGGGAGAACAACGAGATTCTTAAACTTCAAGTTGGCCTGACGATTCCAGAGAACGTGGAGTTTGTTCAGTGCTTTAATGTGGTTGTGATGTTCCGTGGAGACAAGAAGACGCCTCTGGTTATGGAAAACCGGGAGGATGGTTTCCACGAAGTCACAAATCCAATCACTCAATTTGCATTTAGCGCAGCCGCCGTGGCTAACAGTACCATCACGTTGATCTCAACGAACCAGACATCTAAAACTTATATTGCGAAAGCTAGTGGAACTACCGGCGCATTGGATGGTTCAAATGTGATTTTTCTTTTAGGCAGCAGTGCGAGCGATTCTGCCACAAACCTCAAGACGGCAATTGAAAGCGCAAATGGCCACGACGGGCAGCTTTTGGTAACGGCCAATAGTGCAAGAGTTGTAATTGCCCAGTTTCAAGCTGGGGATGCTGGCAAGACTGACATTACCACGGCCAGCAATTTTACAAACAGCACAAACCCAAACCCCGATTCCGCATTTAGCGGCGGACAATTTAATTCTGATGTAGCCCTCGATGAAAACGATACTGATGGAACAGAGACAATTCCAAATGCAGACACAGGAGTATATTTCCAAAACAGACTTTTAATTCCACATAGTCGAGATTTAGTAGCCGTTTCAGATTATCTAAACTATACCCGGTATCAACCCGTCTTATCGAATTTCAGAATAAACCAAGGAAGCGAAGATAAACTTGTTGCTTTAATGAAATACGATCAAACCACAGTGATTTGTTTTAAGGAACATAGTGTTTATGCGGTTAAAAATATTTATGGAAATCTGGTAGATACTTTTTTAGATGAATTAACACGAACAAGCGGTTTGATTGGAAAAAAAGCTGTAATAACAGTAGGTAAAGATATTTGGTATTTAAGTGATCAACGGGGTGTCATAAGTTTATCTGTATCTGAATCTGGAAAATTGCAGGGATTAGATGTGCCTATTAGTGAGCCAATCCAGCCACTTATTGACCGTATAAACTGGAAAGCTGCCACTAATGCAGTCGCGGCATACCATCAATCGAGATATTATTTGGCAGTCCCAATTGATGGAGCAGAAAAAAACAATGCCGTGTTTGTATATGATTTTAAGAATCAAGCATGGAGCGGGTACGACCAGAGCGATCAGATTGGAAAAGCCGGGACTTGTTCAAATGCCACCTATAAAAACGATAGAACTTGCGTGTTGGGGAGTGGTACTTGGACTGCCGAAACCGGCATACTGGATATGTTCACCTTCAGTTACTTGGGGGCAGAACGACTGTTTTTCCTAACGACAGACGGGTTTGTAAACTTGTATGATGACGCTATGTATAGTGGCGATGCGGATGAAGGAGTGGACATTACAAACACAAGCACTCGGAACATCACGCAAACAAATATATCCACGGAGGTTATTAGTCGTGGCTACTCATTTAATAGCATTGATTTCAAGCAATTTACACAAGTGGACTTCCAGATTGCCACAAACGGAGTGGTTGGAGCCACAGGAATTACATTAACCGCGCAGTTTGACGGTGTATCTGAAAATTCCTCCATCCTGACCAACGAAGATGGCACAACTAAATATATCAATTTCAGTCGAACGAAGTACGATAAACCTTTCGATAAGGCTAATTTTGTGGAGTCGAATGTTAGCGACGATTACATGACGAAATTCAGACAGGATTACAGCACAGTCCTGACCACGGCACTAAACCCAAACACAACCGGGTTCGATCCAGATGCCAAACAGGAATCCACACATAAAGCGAGATTTAACGGGCGGGGAAGGTTCGTTCAGTATAAGATCACAAACGACTTGGGAATTTGCGAAGTAAAGGGAATTAAGACTACGGCGATGCCGGGTCAAACAATGGTAACTAAAAGGATTTAATTATGGCAATCACAGCAGTAGTAACACCGGGTGAGACGTATCCCGATTCGACAAATGTAACAAGGGCAATGCTGCGTAATGGCGCGGCTCCAGCAATAGCTATCTCTGGTGATATTGAAAATGCAGATGTGGCCGCAGCCGCAGCAATTTCGTTTAGCAAACTAGAACCACTAGCCAATGGGTCTGTCATTGTTGGAAACGCCAGTAGTGTGGCGACAGAATGTACGGTCACAAACGGGTCAATGGCGGTTTCTGGAAGTAATGTCACAATAACGCCATCCGACGCGACCATCACTCATGCCAAACTGGCCTCTGGTTCATCCAATGTAGTAAAGGGAGCCACGCTAATTACAAGCGCGGCTAGTGGAGATTTGCTTTTGGTAGCTGACGCTTCCGATTCGGACAACTTAAAGTCCATAACTATCGGAAACATATCAAACTCTGGAACATTTGAACAAATCACTCCAGCGGCAACAATCGATATGGATGTAAGCAAGCCAGTACACACGCTTGCAATCAATGTTAACACAACCCTTACGCCGACAGCGCACCCATCATCTTCTAGCGAGTTCAAATCCAGCGTGCTGTATATCACAAATGGCACGGGTAGCAATCTTGATCTCACCTTGGCGGCGGGAGCTGGAAGTAAGGCATGGTCGGTTTTGAAATATAGTTCTGCGACTCCAACTTTTACGATCTCTGCAAGCGGCAGCGCAGTATTATCGGTAATGGCGTTTAGTGGAAATCAAGTAGGTGCGTTTGCAGCAACATCTTAATGTAAAATGTCTGATAGAGAATTAGTCATTGGGAATTCGGTTCACACCATGCGTGATCCAGCGTTTATTGCTGGATTAACGAATACCTTTGACGAGACTAAAGCCGCCTTGGAGATTATCCAAAACCTTCCAAAAAGAAGGCTGGTGGTTAAAACTGGGTCTACAATTTTAATTATTACTTGCAATAAAAAAGCTGATTTGGTTTTTACTTGGCAAACTAGCAATGTAATTAACTTTCCCAGCACAGACATAACAGACATTGCCTCGGCATCTCAAGCGGATGGAGTTGATCTTGTAACAATTACAAACACGGTTGCTAGTGGAAAATCTAGTTTTGAAATATCTAGGATCGGAAACAGATTCTTAAAACAATATGTTCGGTGTAAGGTTGATTATGCTTATGGTGGAGAGGAATCGTTTACGGACGCAACTTGTGATACTACCGATACTTCAGTAATAATTGCTTGTGATGCTAGTGCTACCATAGCTATTGGACAATACGTTTCTGGGACAGGGGTTCCCGTAGGTAGTAAGGTTGAAACAGTTAGTTTCGCAATAACTACCATTTCAGATACAACACCAACTCCAAGTGCGGCATGGCAAGCTAGTCAGTCCCATTCAGCTTTTGCTCAAACTAGCACCAGCGGTTCCGGTACTGGTGCAACTTTTTCAGTAGTTACAGATGGTGCTGGAAACCCAACATTTACTTTGGTTGTTACTGGAATTGTCGGATACCAGATAGGAGATACGCTTGTATTCACAGACCCCGGCTCAACATCAAATACTGCAACTGTTACTGTTAGTGCTGTAACGACAACCGTTAAATCATTCACTATTACAACGGCAGCAACCGCAACAAATGCAAATACTACGCTAACTTTTCATGGCGAAACCGCAGCCAGCAACCCTTGCCTCATTCGATTAACAGAGGGTGATGATCCAAGCATTAACGATAATGTGAAAGATGTTCTTCCGATACACAAAGACCGGGGCTAGAACATGGTTGAAAACCAAGACATAGTTCAAGGCGCAATCACCAAGACCAAGTTAAGTAAAAACTTGCGGCTGGACTTGACTAACTTGCCTCAAGGAACGGTGGGTCAAATTCCCGTTATCCAATCAGACGGAAACTGGGGGCTTGTGGAATTGAGCGGAGACATTTCAATTACTGCTGATGGAACAACCACAGTCCTTAATAACGCAGAAATCACGGCTGCCGACATAGATACCGCCTTTAATTTTATCCACGATGAAAACGGATACGTAGTTCGTTCCCCACAAAGGGAAGGTCAGACAACTGTTTATGAAGTTGATAACAGCACCTATGTAACGGAAGTGGTTGCTGCGGCTCATGCCGACCATGCCGTAAGTACCGGCGGGAGTAAAAAATTCGCATTGGAGTTTGTGTGGGGAACCGATCAAACCGGACTTCTTGTTTTCACCAGTGACGATGATAATGATTCTGTTGGAACTTTTACACACGGATTAAAGAACAAGGATTGTGTAGTTTCAATTCGATCTGTTAATGCTGAATCTGGAAGTAATAACGTAGGCTATGCCGCAGATGAACTAACGGATGTTGGATATGATCCGTTTCGTATAATTGCAAACACTATCAACACACTACAACTACTTGCACAGGATGTAAGTACCTCATCCCCAAAGGGAACATGGGCAATTACAATCGTAGGATGACGCCAATCCAGCAAGCAAAAGCAACCTATGAACCAGAAGACGCAAACACATTTGAAGAGGATTTGGTCTGGCATTTGTACAATGCCTATGTTTATTCTGATCGGGAAACCTTTGTCATGGGGCGACCCATGCCACGGAATAAACTTAATGGAAAGATTAAAAACGACACGCTTTATCCGGTGGAAGAATGCGATACATGGTTTGTATGGCTCGCTGCCGGAAAAGACCCTCTCAAGAGATTTTTGGAGGTTGCCCCTGTTAAAATGGAATATGTGGGCTGGCACAGGCGCGGCAACAAATTAAGAATTTATAAATGGAAAGATTACGAACGAAAGGTAGATAAATATGGGAACAAAAATTAAGGCTCCAAAGGCTCGCGATTATGGCCAAGAAACGACTGAAACTTTAGAGGCTCAAATTAAGTTAGCACCAGAACTATATGCGGCAGAAGAACGGTTTAGAGGCAAATATGCACAACTCGATTTGGATATAGCCCAACAGATGACGCCACAATTGCTGGACTTATACGAGACTTCACAGACAAGACTTGGTGCGATGGATCGTGAACAGATGGGACTCCAACGAGAGGCAGATATTGGGGCAATTGAAGAACTTGGCCCACGGGCAATGGCCGCTTTAGAGGCTGCCGATCCAGAAAAAGCTGCTTTAATGAAAGAACTCAATCGTCAAGCCCAAGAAGGTTTGGAAGCTGGAGGACAATTGAGTGCATGGGAAAGGCGCGAAATCCAGCAATCCAGCCGAGCAGGGGGTGCAGCGAGAGGCATGGGCTATGGAAGTAGAGGCATGGCAATTGAATCGTTGGCGCAACTTCAGGGGGCAACGGCTAGACGACAACAACGACAAGGATTTGCACAGTCAATGGTTGGATTAGGTCAACAAGTTAAGGGTGATCCATTTATGGCAATCCTTGGCCGACCAAGTTCTATGAATCCAATGATGGCCGGAGGTGTGGTTGGTCAGGCCGGAGGATATAATCCCGGCGCAATGTTCAGCCCAGAATCCCAGTATGCTGGAGATATTTATAACCAGAACTATCAAGGAGTATTGGCAGCAAGAACTGCTAGTGCAAAAAATCGTGCTTCTATGATTGGTGCGGGACTTGGAGCCGCTGGTAGTATATTTGGAGGCATGGCCACTGGCAGTACAGGATTTTTTAAATGTTGGGTAGCAAGAGAAGTGTTCGGCAACGAAAATCCACAATGGCTGGCTTTTTATGATTGGAAAGAACTTAAAGCTCCCAAATGGTTCAAGAAACTTTACGATTTGTTTGGTGAAAGATTTGCCAAGTTTATCAGCAACAAACCTAAACTAAAGAAACGTATTAAGATTTGGATGGAGGATAAGATCAATGCCTAATAAGAGACAAACATTTTTCAGTCAATATAGAGGTAGGGGTGGCCCGGCAATTGAACCCGGCACTCTTAAAATGATGGGTGAAATAGGTGAGGAATATGGTAGAGGCATACGAGAATTTGGAGAGGCAATCGGAGAGGGATTAAAACGCCGCGATGAAGAAGAAAAAATAAGAAACGAAAACGAAACTTGGAAAGAGATTTTACTTGGTGGAACCACTCCTGATACTGAAGGATGGAAGGAAGCAGTTGAAGAAGAAAAAGCTGAACAAATAAAAGCCGGTGAACGGGTTGAACTAGCTAAAAGAGAATCCGAATTAGCATCTGCGAAAGCCGGACAATATAATCCATTAAAACACACTAATGAGATTCAAAAGGAACTAGATAAGTATAAAACTAAAAACGATAGTAGTTTAGAGGTAGCTAGTTCAATTCACTCTATTATAGATACCTATAAAGCCGACTTAGATCAAGTTGAATTAGATAAACAAGCCTTCATTGAAAGTGCTAGTGGTTTTGGTGATTTTACAGGAGAAAGCACTTTAAATGCCCTTAGAAATTTTGAAAAAAGAACACAAAAAATCAATAGTGATTTTATAGCGGGTACTCCTTTTGAAACTCCTTTGGAAAGAATGACTCACTACACTAATCGACTAAGGGAAATTCAAAAAAGAACAGACGTACTTTCTCCATATGTTGCAAAACTAGAACAGTATAAAAACATGGAGATTAGAAATCCCGGTGCTACCGCTGGATTTAATAAAATTAAAAGAGGGGTTTCTGGAGAACTAGAAGTAGAAGATACAGAAAAAGGAAAACTTGTAGATAAAAGAACCGAGCTTTTTCAAACAATTAGACAGAATATACCTGATGAGAGTTTTGTGGGTGTGCCAGTTCCAAGTGTTAATATTAGAGAAGCTGTTGGCACATTACCTCCAGAAGCATTAAAAGCGACTTTTGGCGTTAAACCCGAAGAGTTAAACAGACTTTTAACCTTTGGGAAACAACCTCTTTCAAGAGATGCCGCAGATAAACTTGCAGCTTATCAGACTGCACAAGAAAGTTTTACTTCCATATTATCCAGACCTACACCATCACCAGACGATTACATACGTGAAAAAACCCAAACTGAAATTCTTCAAGACGTTGTTAAAAATGACGACAATAGAAAATACAGAGCTGGATTTTTACAAAGTGTTGCTGCTTATGCTCAAAAAGTTAGGGAACCTTCCATCAATCTTCAAGAGTTTGGTGGGCATACCTATGCGGTATATAAACCCGGTCAAACCGCTGTTCAAAGAATTCCAAAACCGGGCGAGATGACAATATCTAATCAAATATCTATGTTACGATATAACCGATCTTTAGGTAATGATATTACTAGTGGTCTTAATAAATTAAGAGACACTCATAAAGCAGATGTGTCTAGATTAGATGATGCTATTTATAAATTGGAAAGTGCTAAAGCATCTGGAATCATACAAGGAACTGGAATGCCTTGGAATGAAGTTGACGATAAAAGATTAGAAGTTTTGAAAAAAGAACGAGCTGATATAGACAGGCAGTTCACAGCCGGAATGCAAGAACTAGGACAAGGAATGGGGGGAACCTCCGTATCTCCACAAGAGGTAGATATTGTAGTTAAATAGGTTTTAAATATAATGCCAACTGTAGAAGTTCAAAATCCTTTTGGTTTAGATACTCCGTCAGAATTTCTGGAGTTTCCAGAATACTATTCAACAAGTATGATGGAGGACGAGGTTCGTCAAAAATTCCCAAATAAGGCTTGGCCTGATAAAGAAGAGGAAGACCCCTATCTTCAAAAAGGATTTTGGGGGCAATTTGCTGAAGCATATGGAGATTCATGGGATCAAGCCAAGTATGATTTAGCTGTAGGGAGTGCCATACTTAGATCAGACGATAGTGAAGCATTCATGCTCTTGGAAGATGAATACCAAAAATGGAAAGAAGACCCCGACGAAGTTAAAGACTACGAAATTTTATCTGGAGGATTTGTAGGAGAAGTTTTTGGTAGTGTTTCGAGAGATATTGCTGTTGGTTTTGGGGTTGGTGCAGCTACCTCTATAGTTGCAACACCTATAGCTGGATTGTGGACGGGTTCTGCCGCTGTTGCCACAATGCAAGGAACTACCGCAAAAGGTGGATCAATGAGAAACACCTATATTTCCCAACGATATGGGATGGATCAAAAGGGAGATGTGGATTTACAAAAGGCATTTGAAATAGCCAGAAGAGTTTCAAATACAGATGCGGTTCTTGCCGTTGGAGAAGCTGGATTGGCCACTATGGTTCCAGTTGCAAGACTTACCCCCGGTTTAGGAAGAAGTGTTGTTTCTAAAGTAGGCACTAAAGTTGGAGCCGAATTAGCATTTGATGCTTCAATTGGAGCGGGAGGATCAGTGCTTTCTGATCTTTATGCTGAATCAGAAGGAATAGATAGGGGAGATAAACTAGAAAATGCTTTTCGATCTGGATTACAGGAAGTTATAGGTGGAGGTATTCCAACTGCAATAAGAGGATTTAGTGCATGGGGGCAAGAGGTTACGGCTAGAAAATGGGTTCAGGATAGGCTTAAAGAAAACGAAGGAGTTCCAAGACTACAATACCATGGAAAGTGGGGTCAAGAAGCTGTGAAAAAAGCTACTGCCCCACGGGGGCCGACGAAAACTTGGGTATATCCAAAAGGACTTTTAGGAAACACACATGAAATAGCAATTCCAAACGATTTTAATTGGGATAAAATAGATTTAGATAAAGATTTAGATTTTGGAGAACAAGACCCAGTTGGAGAAGCAGATGCAGGTAGGCGAGCAGTTTGGATTCCTATAAGAGATGAAAACGGTGAATGGGTTGGAGCCAGAAAGGCAACTAGAGAAGAAGTAGAAGAGTTAAAGAAAGCAGGAAAAAATCCTAATTTCCACTATCCAGATTTAGCTGATACTGAAGGAAATATTTTCATCCAACACAACGGACAGTTTTTTAAACTAGGAGAAGATGGGTCTATAGTTTCTCTTGTGCCAGCTAGACCTAATTTGTTAAATCCCGATGGCGAAGTGTTGCCACATAATCCAGCACTTCTTCCCTTACCTGATTTTAAAAGTCAACCTAAAGGCATGACTTGGAAAGAAGTTGTTGAAGTATGGGAGGAACTAGTAGCAGAAGGAATGCCTCCAGAACTTGCGTCTATTATAGATAGAGAAAAAATTCACTTAACCCAAGAAGATTTACATAAAGAAGTTCCGAAAGATTTAGAAGCACTAGTTAAACGATGGAAAAGCATTAGGGGTTCAGTAAGAATTGTTCCTTCTAATAAAAAAGCCCATTTTGATACGGCAGAAAACACTAGTATTGCTATCCCATTTTCAAACTTTAGCAATAATATAAGAAAATATGGAGGATTAGACAGTGCTTCTCTATCTACTCAACTAGGTACAGCCGAACGAATAGAGGAAGCTATTTTTGAAGTAGATAAAAGAATAGCGTTTATAGCAGAAAACGAAACAGACACTACTTATTTAAGTGACGAGCTTAGAAAAAAGGTAGCAAAAACAAATAGAGATATTGCTAAATGGGAAACAGAAATTAGAACAGGAAAGATACATAAAATAGTACTTGAAACAGATGAAAATAAAAACATTACAGGCTATTCAATAATTGATACTGGAAAACCTCCTATAAAACCATCTGTTAGAGAACAAAAACTGGAACAACTTAGTCGCGCCCGTAAAAAACTAAAATCTTTAACTATTAAAAAGAAAGATGCTCCTAAATATGGCGAACACCGTGGAATTATAACAGAACCCGTAATAACATTACCCTCACCTGAACAACAAATATTAATAGAACTTTTAAGCGATCCAGAAAATCCAGACACCGGCCCATATCCACATAAAGGCGATCCTTCAAAAGTAATAGAAATAGATGGCATAAAACACATTAATGCTAATGCAGAACACTATGCCTTAACTAAGTTAGCATCTAGTTTAAAACTAGTTCTTAGAGATCAAAAACAAGATACGGTTGACATTGTAAAGGAAGATGTGGATGCCGGAAGGATTACTAATAAAAGAGCCGCAGAACTTTTAGCTGAAGAAAACATAGTTCAAGAAAATCCCATAGATTTGGAAGCAGAAAACCTCAGTATTCCAACACTTTTAGCTCAAGGGCCACCAAAAGAATTCTCTTTTAAAGGAACTGATTTTAAAAATAAACCACTTATACATTTGGAAATTAAAAAGTTCACAAAAGAAGAACTGTTTAAAAAAGGAGTACCTCCTCAACAACAAAAGGATGTTGCTTTTGAAGAGGCGATGAATAAGGACATTGCAAATGTAATAAATAATGTAAACACAATAGAAGACATTAGGTGGTATTCTGGCAATGTTACAAAAGAAAAATTTGGACACAATCTTCCAAAAGATTTGAAAGATGAAGCTACTTTAACTTCTCCGCTTGATTTAGAAAATAGGATTTCAGACATTCAAAAGTTTTTAGTTGAAAAGGGAATAAAAACAAAAGTTGATCAAGCAAAAAATAAAGACAATAGGCTAAGTCAACAAAAGGAAGAAAATATAGAAGAGATAGGAAAAGTTCAAGATAAGTTCATGCACGATATGGTGCTTTCAAAAAAAGGTGCATATAAGGGCGAAGGCCAACGTTGGGTCAAGCAAATTAAATCACCAGACAATCCTAATACTAAAAACAGTAATACTTGGGCCATACGAAAAGAAATTAGACACGTAATGGCTGGATTACGTAAAGTGGGCGATGTAAACGCTCTTGGAATGAACATGTTTTTTAATCCCGCCGCTATTCCACAGGTTTTTAAAGCCTTGGTAAAACTTGCAATCGCAATATTAGATGCGGGAGTTAAAACAGTTAAAGATTTTGCCAGAGCAATTAGACAATCTCCAGATAACGAAGCTGTTCAAATGGCATGGGATGATGCGGGTACAGGTAGAATCAGACCAATTGATAGTCTTCCAAGGCGAATCATAAAAGCTATTATGGCTATTTTGAAGGGTGGAGAAAACAAAACTGAGCAAAAACAAATATCAAATAGCGACAGTTATGTTGATACCAAATGGGAAACTTTTTTAAACAGGCACTCATTACAGCAATTTAAAGATCGAGGCATTGTTGCTCCAGTTAAAGCTTTGTTTAAACGAACATTTTTACACGATTATTATGACCTTGCCGATATTATGGCTAGGGTTGGGAGAGGCGTTACGGGTAGTACTCTTGAGGAAAAACTGGCTAGTCTTCCAGACGCAATCAATGCTCATATGAAACTGGATGCTATGGAATCTATTGTGGGGGAATTAGGTTTTAATCTAGATAAACATGAACAAGAATTTCACCAAGCCTTAATAGATTCTGGCATTACTCCAGAGGAATTAACAAATTTCCTACTGGCCAAACATGCCGAAGAAGCTAATGCCCATCTCGCTAAAATAAATCCCGATGAATTTGGTGATCCAGAAAAAAAAGGAGGTTCGGGTATTACTAACGGTGAAGCTAGAGAAATTTTAGAAAAATTTGGAAAGGAAAACAAACTAACCAATCTACAAAATTTAGCGGATACTTATGTTTACTCTTTAACAAAAAGTAATTTAGACCTTGCTCTTAAATATAGACTAATAGATGCCGCTAACCATAAACGACTCAGCACTTATTACAAAAACTATGTACCTCTCAGGGGGCGTGAAGGTTCTGATCCTATAATGCAATCTTTAGGTAGCGGTTTGGATGTTCGCGGAGAAGAATCAATGCGAAGAATGGGCAGAGAAAGTAGACCGACTGATATTATCCCCTACATATTCCAACAGTATCACACTACTATAGTTAGAGGTGAACGAAATAAAGTTTTACAAAGTTTAATGGCTTTTATTACGGAAAACCCAAACGATGAAATAACTTTAGCCCACCCTGATTACGTTAGAAAAATAAAAAAACGTAAAGGAATGGAAAAGGTAAAATGGGTTCGTAATCCCAGATGGACTGAAGATACTGATTTAGTTGGTTTTAAAGTTGATGGTAAACAATACTATTTACAAATTCAAAATGCAGCTTTAGCTCACCAAATGCGTAGTTCAGGAGTATCTGGATTAGCCGCAATGACTAGACCTTTGGGCCAAATCACTAGAGTTTTATCTAAAGCAAGCACATCTTGGAACCCAGCCTTTGTCATTCCAAACTTTATTCGAGATATTACCTTTGCAAAAATAAATTTAACTGCTGCTGGTAAAACAGATTTAGCTAAAAAACTAGTCAATATATGGAATCTGCCGGGACTAATACCGGGGATAAAATATGTGCCGGGTTTAGGTAAACTTGTTCAAAGTAGACAAGGGATCATTTGGGATGCAATGAGAGCCACATGGAGAGGTGAAGACCCTCTTAATCAAGGGAAAGAACTTACTGGAGAAATGGATTTAGCATATCAAGAAATGAAAAAGTATGGAGGTAAAATAGCATTTCATGGTATTGAGACGGTTGAATCAAAAATGAATAAACTCCAAGATGTTGCTAAAAAAATTAATGCTTTAAGTAAAAAACAAAAAACAGGTAAAATACATGATGGTCTGGTAAAAAGTTTTATTATGGGAGCTAAAGAAATGATGGAAGATACGAATACTGCCGTGGAAACGGCTACTCGTTTAGCTACATATAAACTTGCCAGAGATAGTGGAGCAACAGCAGAACAAGCCGCTTATCTAGCAAGAAACATAACAATCAACTTTACTCGTCGAGGAACATTGGGAACCGGGTTAAACAATATGTATATGTTTTATAATGCGGGAGCGCAAGGAAGCTATATTGTTTACAATAGTTTAGTGCATACTAAAAAAGGAAAAAAGATTGCCTTCAACATAGCCCTCACTGGATTTGCATTAGAAATGTTTAACCAATTATTTTCTGGAGAAGACGAAGAAGGCATTTCTTATTATGATAAAATTCCAGAGTGGAAGAAAAAAACCAATTTCATATTTATAAATCCAATTACTGGAAAAGATGCTATTGCTTTTCCAATGCCATATGGATACAACGTGCTTCATTATATGGGAGCAAAAGCATATCAGGCTGGACGAGATGGATATTTAAGGGCTTCAGGATATGACCCTTCACTTTCTTTACCGGGTGCTATGAAACCAGCAGCAGCAGCATTAAACATAATGTCTGCCGCAGCAGATTCTTTTAATCCAATAGGAGGAAGTACTTCCTTACTTCGATCAATTACTCCTGATGTTGGAGATATTGTTGTTGATCTGACTACCAATAGAGATTGGAAAGGTGCTAAAATTTGGCCGGAACCAAGCCCGTTTGCTCCTTATGATACTCCAAATTCATATAGACATTGGAACACTGTACGTGCGCCTTTTAAAGCCGTTGCCCAAGGGCTAAATAGTTTAACTGGAGGCAATGAAGTAGCTTCAGGTTCAATAGATTGGAGTCCGGAAGCTCTTGAGCAAGTGGCAAAACATTTTACAGGTGGAGTGGGGCAAACTTTGCTTCGTGTTGAAAAACTATTCCACCCTTCTGAATATGAAAATTTTAAACCTAATGATGTGCCAATAGCTAGAAGGTTTTTAGCTTCTCCATCATCTTTTTATGAATTGGAAAAATTCAAATTGTTGCGAGAAAAATCTTATCAAGCAGCCGATTTGCATAAATTATACATTCAAAATGGAAAAACAGAAGAAGCTAAACAACACCGAGAATTGAATAAGATTTTATTCCAAATACATCCAACAGTAAAAATCACTGAATCTATTATTAGAAAAACCAATAAAAGTATTCGACTTATTGGTGCGGCTAAAAATATGGACGCTAGTGAAAAAGCGACTAAAATAAGCAGACTAAAACAAGTTAAAAACGCTGCTTTACGAAGGGCGCATTCTAGGTTTATTGACTTTGCCGACCCAATTGAATAATTTCCAGCGAGAGGTTTTATATGCCAATTAAGAGTAAAAAAAGAAAGAAAAAAGTTAGGGAACCTTCCAACAATCTTCATCAAGAGATAAAACTGGAAACTTTAAGAAACTTCCAACAACTGGTTGAAGAAAGCTGGAACCCTGATAGAACTTTTGGCCCCGACAAAACTCCCGGCCCTGAGTTTAAGCGGAATCCCGATGGAAGTTTTACTGTTAATTTCTCGCAAGAAGAATCAATCGAAAAGAATCGTCTTAAACGAATCGGCCCGTGGAAAAAGAATGTTGCTGCCCCATCAGTAAGTACGCCTTGGCCGGTCGAGATGAAACGGGGGGATAAATATGACCCCACACGACCTGATTTTGGACTTGGGGCAGAATGGTTAGCTTGGACTTCGGGTAGCCGTCCCGTGCGAGGTCACAAAACCTCATTAAAAAAGATGGGGTTAAAAGGACAACCCAAACCAGAACTGGCCATGACTGAAGAACGTCAGGAAAACGAACTTTCTGGCCAAGTGTCTTATAATTTCTTCCGTTCAGAAGGTAAAAAAGTTCCTTCTTTTAAGGAGTACTTATCGAATACTCAACCAGATAGTGTTGTATACAATCCTATCCATCAACAAAAACTCATCGACCTTTACGGTGAGAAAAAGGGCCGAAAATTCTGGAAAGCAGACGTTGAAGCTGAAGAAGAAATATGGAAAAAGAAACAGAAAGAAATATGGAAATACGCCAAAGAGTACGAGAAGAGAGCCGCTACAAAAGACACAAAAAAGTCTAATGAGTATCTGCCCCCAATGATAATCACCGAGTAGTCCACCGTTTGAGAAAAAAAATTTAAAATATTTGTTGACAGCCGATTCTGCCCATGAGAACCTGACCTCTGACATGGGTAGAAATGTTCTAATAACCATCGAAATACCCCTTTCTTTAAGGGAAAAAGTCAGGACAAGCTATCTGGCACAGCTAAAGAAAAACGGATCAAGATTAAAAGTCTTTTACTCCGAACTCTTCAAACTAGGATTTAAAACAAATGAGAAATCGAAGTCAACTAGAGACAAGGTTTCTAACAATCTGGAAGAAAATTAAGGGCCAAGAACTCGTTGAAGAACTTAAATTTCATCCCGAACGAAAGTGGCGATTCGACTTTGCCCATCCAAAAACTTGGATCGCCATTGAGATCGAAGGAGGCATTTGGGATCAGAGTCGCCACACTCGTCCAGTTGGCTTTATCAAGGACTGCGAAAAATATAATGCCGGTATCGTTCTTGGTTGGTTCATATTCAGATTACCCGGCTACTTTATAACAAAAGAAAAACTAACCGAAATAAACAACCTAATATGCCTACGACTCACGCAAAACACTCCCCCTCCCAACTAAAGTACAAGGCAGCTTGCCCCAACTGGATCAACGATCCTGATTCCAACACCTACGCTGCCGACAGGGGTACACGCCTCCATGCCATAATGGAGAAATACGCAAGCTACATTGCCGGAAGGGTGGATGATTTTGCTCTGGAAGACTATACCAAGGAAGACCAATCTGAATTGGGTTGGTGCATGAAAGTCATCGAACCTTTCATACGTCAGGCAAAAGGCAGGGACATTCACATAGAGAAAAAGGTAGCCATTCCAGACTGCACTTGGGGTACTTGTGATTTGGTTATCAAGTTGGGGGATAGAGTTGCCATGTTTGACTACAAATTTGGCAAAGGATCAATTGATACTCCAAAGGAGAACTACCAAGCCAGAGCCTACGTCCTTGGAGCAGCCTTTGAGTTTGAACCCAAAACGATTGAGTTTCACTTTTTAATTCCAAACAGGGATGAACATTTAACTCACATTTGGGACGTTGATGAAGTTTTTGGTTGGGTGGAGGAATTTAAGGAGATAATCAGGAAAGCCAGTAGTGATGGGGAAAGAAATTGCCCTAGCCCAACTGTTTGTGTTTATTGTGGAGCTAAAGCCACTTGCCCTGACGTTGTTAATACCGCCATTGAAGTTGCGGAAAGATTTGAAGGTTTGCCCATCCCAATAGAACCAAACCTAAATGCCCTGACCAGCCCTTCTGACATGAGCAAAGCTCTCCAGTTAGCTGCCATCATGGAACGGTTTAGTAAGAGCGTGAAAGTTAGGGCATTAGAAATGGCGTTAGACGGGGAGGAAATACCCGGCTACGAATTAAAGGTCAGACAGGGTAGTCGAAGAATAAAGCAAATTCTAGAGGCATGGGCCGCTTTAGAAGGCACATTGGAATTAGGAGAATTTTTACCGGCTTGTAGTATATCAATAACAGAACTTGAAAAGGCTGTTAAAGACAAAGCTCCAAGGGGTGAAAAAGCGAAGTATGCCGCTTCCATTCTTGGTGATTTAGCGAGTGCTGGAATCATCAAGCGTGGAGAAGAAATACCATATATAGGAAAAACATGAGTGCTACTAATAAAGAAACAAAAAACATGGAAAACGAAACATCAACCGAAGTGGTGGTTGCTCCCGCAATGCCTGTCGGTACAATAGAAGTCAATGCTGAAAGCGTCAGCGGTGAAATTTGCAGAAGTGATTTGCAGATTCCATCATTGAAGTTGGTTCAGCAAGTCGGTGATCTTGGTGAGTTATTCTCACCGGGGTCTTTCGTCCTCAACAATGAACACGCAATTAGTGATGGTGAAACTCCAGTAATTTTAACCATTGCTCATTGGCACAAATACTACATCGAAAACCTCGAATATGGTAGTGAGCAAATGCCGGACAATGCCAAAACTCTAAAGGAAGTTGCCGAAAAGGGAGGCACTACTGAATGGAGCAAGGACGTTCCACCTACATGGAGTCCTGTCGGTGTTGCTACTTGCATTCTTCGTGGAGAGGATGAATCTCACTTCCCGTTTGAATATGCCGATACACAATACGCAATTGCCCTATGGACAATGCGGAACACGGCATACAGACGGGCTGGACGGGTCATAATGACCGCTGCCGCGTACAATCTCAAAAAGGGATTGGAGTACGGCAGTTGGGAACTGACCAGCAAGCGGGAAACCTTGGGTAAAAACAAGGTGTTCGTTCCGGTTATTAAAACTGGAGGCCGAAATAGCGAAGAGTTTGCTACTTGGGTTAGGCAATTGTCACGATAAGTAGTTGGGAACGGGGGGTTTCTTGGTGGGTTACCCTCTCGTTCCCTCTCCTTGTGGGTACAGACTGCTATTAAGATGCAGCAAGGAAGTTTATTCTTGTAGTTGGTACTACTTCCTTCATTGATCGCCCCCTTTTTTAAAAAATGAAAAAACCAAACACAGACAAAAGACGTAATAACAGTTGGCATTGGTTTAGCTTTATACATGCTAATCACCAACGGGAACCTGACGTTACTCGTGCAATACGGCTTACAGAACGTCAAAGAAAAATTGCCCAACTGGAAAGGCACGGCATAAGCGATGAACACCGCAAATATCACTATGCCCACAAAGTACATTTAAAATGGTGGGATTGGATAAAACCTTTACAGGTATTACCTCCAATGGATACCTCCATAGATGAAGAAATTCGTGATATTTTAAAAGCATATTAATGAACATAAACCAAGTTACAATTTCAGATGAAACCATTACCAATAGCATGGCAATCAATCTGGCCTTTAAACGGTTTGCTATTAAACATGGATTATCAACTGATGAAGTTGGAAGGCACGAAAGTCGGACGATGAATTACAGAACTGCTTTCCCCCATAAAAACAGACGAATTAAAGAAATCAAAAAAAGATATGGAGCACCTAGAAAATGGGTGCGATGGGCAAGAGAACAGCAAATGCAAACAACCGTGAGGAAATATATTTAATGAGTCCATATACCACAATAGCAATAGATTTTGAAACCTATTACAGTAAGGATTATTCTGTAAGGGATTTGGGTAATCAGGGATATGTTGCCCATGAGGAATTCGATCCCTATTTGGTTTCCATGCTTGGAGATGGAATTGAGTTTGTAGGTCATCCAAGTAAAGCACCTTGGGATCAGGTTTCAGATTCCCCCCATTTTATAGCCCACAATGCCGGGTTTGATTCAACCGTGTTTAGGGGATGCCAAATTAAAGGACTAATCCCTAGCAGAATAAAACCCGCATGGGATTGCACAGCAAACCTAGCCGTTTATATCCAAGCCCCACGAAACCTTGCCGGGGCAAGCGAACAAATGTTTGGAGTGAAGCCTGACAAAACTGTTCGAGATAAAATGAAGGGACGAAAATTTGAATCGTTGAACGGGGAGGAAACCGGCCAACTAATCTACTACGCCCTTAACGACTCCAAGTTATGCTTAAAATTATGGGAAACCTATGCCCCCCATTGGCCAACTCACGAAAGAACCATTGCCCGGCACACAATGGAAAGCGGCTTCAACGGTGTCAGGATCAATATAGATGCCCTGAGAAATGGGCTAGTCGATCTGATGGTGCAAAAGGACAGGGCTGAAACTAAAATCCCTTGGGCAAAGGATGCTCCACCCACTTCACCGCTACAGCTAAAAGCCTTTTGTGCCAAGGAAGGAATACCCGCTCCGAAAAGCACCGCAATGGGCAATGAAGACTGCGACAGATGGGAAGCCGAATATGCCGAAAAATACCCCATCGTTGCATCCTTGCGAAACTGGAGGTCAGCTAACAGATTGGTCAGGTTGTTAGAAACCATAGACCGTAGAACTTCCAGTAATTTAGTGGGGGATGGAATCCTCCCATTTAATTTGAAATATTTCGGGGCCAACCTAACCGGAAGATGGAGCGGAGATACACGAGTAAATCTCCAAAACATTCCAAGGGGAGATATTTTCGGAATAAACGTCAGGGAGATGTTCATTCCACGGGCCGGTAAAAAATTTATACTTGCTGACCTAGCGCAGATTGAACCTAGATGCCTAGCTTGGTTATGCGGTGATGCCGAACTATTAGAATTTATACGGGACGGTAAGGATTTATACGAAGCCCACGCACTAACTACAATGCTACCTCCAGATGCCAAAACAGTTGACAAGCAAACCAGACAACTAGCCAAGGTAAGGGTACTTGGATTGGGATACGGATGCGGGGCTAAAAAGTTCAGGGCAGTCGCTAAAAATTGGGGAGTGGACATGACCGACATTGAGGCCAAGAAGATTGTCAGGGATTATCGGAAATCAAACCAGATGGTCGTGGATTTTTGGAGAAGACGGCAGAAGGCATTCATGGCAGACATTGGACAGGACAACCGACTGCAACTGCCTAGTGGAAGATGGATTTCATACTTCAGCTGCAAGTGCCACGATACAAATGCAGAATTTCCACAACACTTTGCCTCCATAACTAGAGGGGCAGCACCAAGAAATTTCTACGGGGGTAAGTTATGTGAAAACATAGTCCAAGCCACAGCCAGAGATGTATTCGCAGACTGCTATTACCGAATACTGAAAGCCGGGTTCAACATAATATGGACTGTCCACGATGAATTTATTGTAGAGGTTGACGAGGAAGACAAGGACGCAAAACAGGAAATAGAAAACCTAATGTCCATCACCCCCGAATGGCTGGAGGGTTGTCCAATTGCCGCTGAAGCAATAGAAGCAAAACACTACACAAAATAAACCATAATAGAAAGGAAGACTTGAAATGGATAACAAAACCAAACACACCACGCTGATGCACGAGTTCAACGTATTAGATGATATATGCCAAAAAAGACACCGAGGTAATATAGAGAGCATGGCGGCAAATCCACCATCAATTATTAAACAGCGAGATAGAGCGAAAGTTTATGAAATCATTAAACGTTCAAGCGGTATTATCTCCAAAGAAATAGCTGAACAAATGAATCGAAGACTTAACTGCATAAGCGGCAGAATTTCTGAATTGAAACAGGCCGATCTGATAACAGTTAGCGGTAGGCGTGATGATTGTGGAATCCTCCATTCAACCCACCAAAATGAACACTCTGAACCTGCCAATTAGTCCATGCCCCGATTCAGGTGAGGGAGTCCACAAATGGATATACCACGTTTGTTGTGTGTTCATTGATGCGGGGATTGAGGTTGATGGGGCTGAAAAATTCTGCGATGCAAATGCCACACGTGCCTTACAGATAAACGAAGTCCACAATGCCTACGACTCAATCAAAAAAACCGGGCTAATCAAACGTCCCAAATGGGACAAGCCAGACGATGATTACATTGCCTTCATAAAACGGGTTGTTCCAATGCAGGGTTTACGTAAAGCCTTGTTGAATCGTTTGACTGTGACCAGAGCGGAGGAAATTGATTGCTTTGGGGCTTTAAAACTTTTGTTTGAAGAAGATTCCCTCGTTTGTTGTGGAGCAAGTCAAAGCGATTTTAGAACCGCTCCACTAGAATTTTTTAAGGATAAATGTGAAAGCCTACAATTCATTGTGCCTTCCCCAATGTCCAGTATTTGGGGCATAGCTCAAAACGGAAACAAAAGCCAACACACCCTAGACAACACCGGGCCAAGAAAATATCTGGTCGTGGAATTTGATAGGGGAGAACATGCCGACCATGCCGCATTCCTTCACAACCTCGACCGAATAATTCCAGTTACACTCGTTGTCCATTCTGGTAACAAATCCCTGCACGGTTGGTTTCATGTTGAGGATATTCCAGAAGAAAAACTGATAACCTTCTTCAAGGAGGCAACCAGACTTGGAGCAGACACCGCCACTTGGAATAAGTCCTTGTTTGTAAGGATGCCTGACGGCAAACGGGAAAACGGCAAACGCCAACCCATCCTATATTTTAACCATCCAAAATATTTCACCCCTAAATAACCCACCATGTTTAAAAAAATTGAACTGGAGCATCGTCTCCAGCTACCCATCTGGTTCTATCCTCCATCAGAAAAATACTACGTCCAAGACGAGTTTGGAGAATACGTGCCATACACCAAGACAACCCTAAAACTAATCCTTAAATCATGGGGATTACGAGGCCGGGCCAACGACGATGAAAACATGTCTCCCATCGACTCACTTGTGGCAGACGTATCCTATGGCAAGGCAGTAGCTTTTGCCGGGAGATTGGCCGGGATCAAAACCGGATGCTACCTAATGAATGGCCGGAGAGTTTTAGTAACTTGCGACCCAAACATCGTTAAAGGGAAATCCAAAAAATACCCCATGATTCAGTCCGTAGTGGATCAGCTTTTCAAGGGGGAGGAAATAGACCAACGACCTCTGGTTTATGGATGGCTCAAGATGGCCCGTAAAGCCGTTGTAGAGGGATTTCCAATGCCGGGGCAAGCCCTAGTCCTCGCTGGCCCTAGAAACGCCGGTAAGAACCTATTTCAAGACATAATTACAGAAATGCTTGGAGGCCGGGCCGAAAAGCCATACCGCTACATGGTTGGCAAGAGCGAATTTAACGGGGATTTGTTTGGAGCAGAACACCTTTGCATAGCCGATGAAGTGCCTTTTTTTGACATGCCCTCCAGACGAGTTTTTGGTTCCAAAATCAAGGATATGTGCGTAAACTCACTCCAATCTTGTCACGGTAAACACAAGGAAGCACTCACCTTATACCCAATATGGAGACTCACCATCAGCGTCAACGATGAACCTGAAAATCTAATCATGCTGCCTCCCCTCGAAGAATCTATCGAAGATAAAATCATGCTTTTAAAGGTTGGCGTGGCCGTTATGCCAATGGATTCCGACAGTCCTCGTGGTAGGGTTGACTTTTGGGACGGTTTACGTGCCGAAATACCGGGTTTTATCCAGTTTGTGGAGAAATATGAGATTCCAAAAGAGTATAAGGAGTCAAGGTTTGGTATTCGGGCATTCCAACACCCTGAACTGGTCGAAATCCTGACTGAAATGACCCACGAAAACCGTTTGATGGAGTTGTTGGACATAATTGTGATTCCAGAAAATGGATCGTGGAAAGGAAGCCAAGAAGACCTCGAATTAGCCCTATTTGGAGACTCAATTTACAAGGATCAGATAAAAAAGCTACTTTACTACCCAACGGCACTCCAGACATACTTGCGGAGGCTCCATAAGTCTATGCCAGAGAGGGTTAAGTGGTACAGATCACATGGAAAAAACAGGTGGGAACTCCAATCCAGAGACTAAACGGGTGCTACCAATGATACCAGTTTTGAACTTTATTAGTACAAATGGATTTAGGTGTAGTTTATGGAAACTTTCCCCGAAATTGGTATCATTGGTAGCACCCGATGGATTAGCAGACGAGTGGATTTTGGTAGGATAATCCAGCAATGCTGTTGGACACTACCATTCCCGGCAAGCGGGGCAACAACTGGATTTTTTACCATTAGTCCAGATCACGTTTGCCGGGGAGAATTTTTGGATTAGCAGACGAGAGGATTTTGGTAGGATAACCGCTCAATTATGAGAGGCACTACCATCCCCGGTTTAGGATAGTGGCAGTAAAACTAAAACAAACAGCTTCCAGTAAGAAAGGCTGGATTTGTTTATGTGTGTTTGAGTCAAAGCTGGGCAACACCACTAAACTAGTATTGCCGGGGGAAATTAGTAAGTTAATTCATCAACGAGATGAAACAACTACATAGAAAGGAAAAATGACAGACGAACAAATAAGAGATGCGGGGCTAACCGCATTTAGATTGCGAGCAGCGGAGAAATTCAACCTTGGAATCAAGGAACACAACCCCAATGGAGATAAGGGCATGATTAAAATGACCCAACTCCAACGGATCAAGGCAGCACAAGAGGAATGTATGGATTTATGGTTCTACCTCTACTCAATGGAACTGGACGCTTTGAAGCAAAGAAAATGATCTTACACATACTAGCAGCCTCGTCGTTGTTTATGCTTGTTTTTTTCATGGTTATTATAGCCATAGATTGGTACGAACAATGAGAATATCTTGGGAGGAATATGCTCTGAAATTAGCAGAGACAGGAGCGGCTAGAAGTGAAGACCCTTTCGAGAGGGTTGGGGCTTGCGTATTACGAGAGGATTATTCCGTGGCCGGGATTGGATACAACGGTGCGCCAGCCGGAATTGAAATTGATTGGAGTGACCGGGATCGGAGACGCGAGAGGGTTGTTCATGCCGAGGTTAATGCTTTGAGATATATCCGGCCTGACGAGGGGTTTCTTTTAGCCTGTACCCTGATGCCGTGTCAGGATTGTATGCGGTTGGCAGCGGCTAATGGAATAAAGAAGATAATATTTCGAGAGGTTTATTCCAAGGATGGATCAGCCGTTTCCCTTGCGAAAGAGTTTGGGATTGAATTGGAACAGCTACCGAATTAACGGATAAACTGTTTTGCCCTTGGACGGTAGCCGTTTAATATCCTCACGAACCATGTTTGCAATTCTCCGTTCGAGATCGTCGAGATACTCGTTTGAAATAATTGTGAACTTGTGAGCGCGAGCGGTTTCTGCAATGGCTTTGCAGCTTGCTTTGGATTGTTTTCGATTTAAGAAGTTCATGTCAATAATCCCCGTATCTAACGAATTCGGAGTCTGTTTCGGCCAAGTAAAGTATCTCGTCAAAATCAGCTTCAGGCAATCCGGACGCTTTCAGGATTTGGGCGTAAGTTAAACCGTAGCGACAACGGAGTTTATTTTGTAGCCTTCCAACTTCCTCGATTGTGCCTCGCGTTTTTCCGACCATGTAATTGGTGCAAGCCCAACTCAAAGAGCGGGACGTTTCCGCAACTTGTTTCAAGTATTCTTCGCGGTTCATGTTCAGATGTTGGTGCTGTTTAAAGTCACGTTTTTGTATCCAGCCTCGTCCAATAATTCCCTGATGAATACAACGTGGTTTGGGAGTCCTTCACAAAGCAGGAATTTTTCCCCGTGCCATGTGTGATGGATGCAATGCCATTGAATGTGAACGACTTCGTCCTTGTCTTTTGTTACTGCGTACTCTTTTGGTGCTAGTTTCATTTTAAAAAAATTGCCGTGCATCGAGGGCGGCACGGCTCGCCCGTTTTTATAGAATCCCAAACCAGCTTGCGAGGATTACCCCAACAAACCAAATTAGAAAACTAAACCCCAATATGATCAATAACTTCTCCTTGTCTATTTTGTTCTATCCTTTCGTTTATCAGTCTTTTTTTGTTACCGTGGGCCGGAAAGCCCACAATAAAATCACGCCCGGCTTTTGCACAGATACCGCAATTTTGGCAGTTGACGTTTGCGTTGTATGTGGCCGGGCAAATCATTACGTGCCGCCCGGCAGGGGTTTTTGTGGATAGCACGGTTTCCGATGGGAGGACAACCACAACCGGGCCGACTTTCCACAAGGCTTTTGTGTCTGCTTCAGGCAGGGAATCTGCCGAGAGGTTAATCGTAAACGGAGTGTTTTCGTTGATACGCTTGATGGTTTGCCGGTACAACGAATGCGAGAGGGGTTTATGGGTGTACGTGAAGCCCCGCGATTGCCCGTTTGCGTGGATTAGTTGCCACAACTGGGTTGTGTCGAGGGAGTTGCCTTTGCCGGGTAGATCCCCGGCCACAGCATGCCTCCAAAGCACCCCAGCAGGGATGGCCTTTACTTGGCCTAAAAACGCCCTCCACGGGGTTTTTACGTTGTTCCAATGGATGGACACCGGCCCGGCCTCCCCGTAGCACCCTGCCCCCATCAGAGGGCAAGCCGGAGGGCATGTGGTTTTTTCCACGTAGGAACAAGGCATTGGGCCGAGTTTCCGGTTTGTGGATCGTGCCACGAATTTTGTTAGCGCATCCATTTGCCGACTTTCCCCGTTTGCTTGCACCCCATCTCGTGAATGCCTTTTTGGTTGCCGTGTGTGAAAACACGGTTTTGGTTGTGTTGCATTGGCCCGATCCGTTTTTTTCGGGTTGCGGTCAGGTTTTTACGTTTTCGGAGTTTCTTTTTTTGTTTCATCAGGAGTGTGTGTGTCCGTCCAGCTCGATTGCCAAATACATGTGTGGTTTGTTTTCTGTGCCGCCAACAGGGAGAACAATTGCCCCGTCTCCGGCAATCATTGGGAACGGTTGGTGTGTTGTGTCCCAGCGTTTTTTTGCCGTTTCAATGGCTTTTTCTTGTTTTTTTGTAAGTTTCATTGTCAAAAAAGACCGGGCAGTTATTAGCCGCCCGGCCTTGGATTGGGTTATTTTTATTCCTGATCTTGGAAGTCAACTGCTTCCGCTTCGCTATCCCCCGGCTGCATGATCCTTTGGCCCAAGTCCAGCGGTTGCCATTTTAGGCCGGACACATCATCCAAAACTTTGTGCATTTTTTGGGTTCGGACACACATTGTCGCCGGATGAACTGTTTTCATTTGCTCCGTTACAGCGTTAAACAGGTTCCACAGCTTGCCGTGGGTTCCGCATTCGTTTGAAGGTTTGCGGTATTCCTCGACAACTTTTAACACTTGAGTTCCCGCAATCGCCCTTCCTTCAAGGAGTTTGATTATGGTGTCGGAAACTTCCGTTTGGGCTAAATCAGCCTGTTTATATTCCTTGATCCTTCGATCTTGGAAGTCAAATAACTGACCTAGACCGCCCATTGACTTGTGGATCATCCCAGTTAACTTCTCCACAATGTGGGCCGTGTGTTTATGGGTGCAGCATAGCTCTCCCGAAAAGGCCAGATTGTCACAAACCATGACACGGGAACCAATAGCCAAACCCCCGGCAAAGGTTTTGTCGTGGGAGTTTCGGAGGCCAAGCATCCGCCGATAGTCTCCGGCGTTGCCTTCGTTGCCATCTAGGTTGTTTCCGCGCAGTTCCATGACTCCGAAAAAACGGTTGCCATCTTCGGTCATGCCGTAGGCTTGATCTGCTACCTCAAAACCGTGAAACTTTAGCTCTGTTTCGGTTGCCCGAACCAAAAGTTCATGCGGTATGGGTCTGTGTTTCACTACTTCCTTGCCGTTCCGCATCCCCATTTCTGGTTCAGGAGTTCTGTAATTGGGAATGTCTGCCCGGTCAATTTCTTTTGCTCCACTATGGAGAATCAGTCCTAAACTCATAGCATAACCCCCTGCAAGTTGCGGATTAACCGGGTTTCGGCTGGTGTTGTTTTTCTATCGTTTGGCAAATAGGGGAATTCATCCAAAAATGAATCTTCCTCTGCCTTTGTCATGCGCCGCTTTGGCGTTGCTTTGGGCTTCATTGGCCCAATTATTTGGTTCTTGTTTTCTGTAGTCATTGTTTTCTTTCTCCTTGTTTGCCCGTGGAATACGAGCAGAACAAACAAAGGAGACACCCGGCCAATCATCCGGTCAATGTTTTTTTTTGTTTTTTTTATTTCTGGCCACAGCCGGGTATTCGTGGATCAATCTGGCATGGCGGCGAAGAAAAAGCACGGAGGCCACAACAAAACTCCCAAGGTCAAAGTGGATGCGGTTGTGGATGGTCTAAAGCAGGGCAGGGGAATCAATCAGCTTGCCGTGGATACTGGCCTTGGCCGAACCACGGTTGCCCTAATCAGGGAGCAGAATCGGGACGTTGTGCCGAACTGGAGGAGGAACACGGCGCAAAGCATGATGGAGTTGGCTTCGGATCTCGTGGATCATCTGCGGGACACCTATGAAGACTTGCCGCCCCATTCAAAACCGATCTTGTTGGGCATTTTATCTGACAAAATACGGGATTTGACCAGCGAAGGAGGGCAAATCGTGCAGCATCAACACGTTCACATCAATCACGCGGACGTTAATGCTTTGATTTCCGGCACGACCGGCACGAATAAATCATAGCTTTGCGAGGTGACCTTGTACGTTATGCACATGCGTGCGGAACACAGAAAAGCCAATGAAAACGCACAATAAATGGTGTATTTGGTTCAACAAAACGGCCAGAAATCGCCTCGCACGCGAACGCGCAGGGGGGCGGGGGGGCTTGCACGTGCGCGAGCGCGCGCATCATTAATGGATTTCGACATGGAAAATTTTTTTACAAAAAGGATCGTAATATCGTCTAGATAAAGGTAAGAAGTTCTTACAAATGGCGCGGGGGAAGAAAATGACTAAAGAATTACAAATAACAGCTTTTAAAGAAGGTGTTGAATCAGTCATCGAACGCTTTTCTGCTGAATTTGATCTTACTTATAGTGAAATGATTGGAGTTTTGGAAGAAGCTAAATTTTGGCTTTTATTAGAATCGGTTGATCTTGTCTCTTGTGAAGAAGAAGAAGAAGAGGAAGAAGAAGAGGATAATGATGGCGATGAATGGAAAACCAAAGACCCTAATTAACATATTATAATATGGCGTTTCAGCCAACGGAACATCCGGTTCTGGCACTTCCTTCTAAAGAACGAATGCTGGAATTTAAAAAACGAGGTAAGAAAGGGCTTGATGAACTAATTGAGCTTCTTGAAAAACGAGAAGAACTTATCCGATTGGAAAAAAGTGATCCATTTAGGTATGGATATGAACCTCCAAATTGGAAAGATACTGATGATTTATGGGAAAAATCATCTGAACTCTTAATTCAAGGAGGTAATCGGGCTGGAAAATCCGAATATGCCGCTAAAAAGGTGATTCGGATGCTTACCAATAAGAAAAATGCCAAAGTGTGGGTACTTGGCATGACCGCACAGTCATCTATTCGAGATCAACAACCCTTGGTTTACAAATACATACCAGAAGAGTGGAAAACTTTAAAGAAAACCAAGATTCAAAACGTTAGTTATAGCCAAAAAAACGGTTTTACAGAAAACACGTTTGTTTTCCCAAACGGCAGTCAATGTTGGTTTATGAATTATTCACAGGAAATGCGGGTAATTGAAGGTGGAGAAGTTGATTTGATTTGGGCCGACGAACTCGTACCTCTTCAATGGATTGAAACTCTACGATTTAGGTTAGTAACTAGAAGCGGAAGACTAGTAGTTACCTTCACCCCAGTAGATGGTTATACTCCAACAGTAAAAGAATACGTAAACGGAATGAAGATTTTGGAGACAAAGCCAAGTCCTTTGCTTCCAGATAATGTAAACGTGCCGGGGTGTAAGGTTGGACACATGCCATACATTGCTCAAGGGAGAAAAGCCGATAGCAACATAATATGGTATTTCACTTCGATGAATCCGTATAATCCTATTTCTGAAATGGAAAGGACTTTAAAGGGAGATACTTCCATTCAGATAAAACTTCGAGCTTATGGATTTGCCCAAAACCTCACAGGCAATCAGTTTCCAAAATTTAGCCACAATCATGTTTTAGACCCCAAAGAGATACCTAAAGAAGGGACAAACTATTTTGTTGTTGATCCAGCATGGAGCCGAAATTGGTTCATGCTTTGGTTAAGAGTGGATGATAAGGGAAGAAAATATATTTATAGAGAATGGCCAGATCGAAAATCTTATGGAGAGTGGGCTATCCCCGGCGAAAAACCAGATGGGTCTATTGGCCCCGCACAAAGCGTTGGTGGAGGCAGAGGCATTGATGAAATCAAGGATATTATTGAAAATGCCGAAAATGGTGAGAAAATAGAGGAACGATATATTGACCCCCGTGCTGGAGCAACTCAAGCGGCTGGAAGAGATGGAGGAACTAGCATTATTGACTTGCTTGAAGAAGGAGAAAAGCCTATGTATTTTCTCCAAGCGGCTGGAATATCCATCGCTAACGGTTTAACGATACTTAATGATTGGTTGAATTATGATCAAAACGAACCCATATCGGTTTTAAACGAACCTAATTTATACATTAGTTCAGATTGTGGAAACCTAATTTATTCTTTACAGGAATGGACAAACAGAGATGGAGAAAAAGGTGCAACAAAAGACCCGGTTGATGCGTTAAGATATTTGGCTGTTATGGAACCCATCTTTGTATCAGACAACACTTTTGCAGCTTCAAAAGTTCAAGGATATTGAAAAATGGATATGAGTAATGATAAGTTAGTTGAACATCAGGATAAGCCAGATGTTGCGGAACTAACCAAGGAATATGTGCGGAGCCTACATGATGGGTATTCGATGACTAAAGTTTCGGAAGCTGATAATATTCGGCTTACCAGATGGACAGGTCAAAGTGATGATGGAAAAAAACACAGTAAAAATCTTTCGGAAGGAGATCAGGCTTTTCCGTGGGAAGGTGCGAGTGACACTAGAATTCCTCTTGCAGATTCTATTATTAATGATTGTGTGGATGTCCTTACTACGGCAGCTAGTAGGGCTACTTTAAAAGTAGCAGCTACCGAAATAGGAGATGTGGAGCAAGCTGCTGTTGCGAATAAAATGATGCATTGGCAACTGGATACTAAACTTTACCACACTATAAATCGTGAAGCTGAACTTCTAGCCCAACACGGTTTGCAGTATGGATGGAGTGTTTTATTTGTGGGGTGGGATCAACGGGTAGCCTTGAAACCTACTATTATCACAATGGATCAAATTATTCAAATGCTTGAGCAATTGGAACAGGACGATCCATTACGAGATTTTCCAGATATTATAGCCGATCCAGATAGAGAAGATGAAGCAATTGCAATAATAAAAGCCCAATATCCTAATGCTACGGATAGTGATGCTAAAAAAGCCATTAAAGACTTACGAAAAAATGGCCAGACGAATATTCCGGTTGCTTACCTTGCTGTTAACCAACCAACAATTGTTGCTCTTAAACCGTGGGAAGATGTGACGTTTCCACCGGAGACAACTGACCTTCAATCGGCCAGAGTTATTTTCAGACGGGTTTTTCTGACTGAAGCAGAGCTACGCTCTAAAATAGTCAACGAGGATTGGGATGAAGATTGGGTTGAGAAGGTTATAAACACGGCGGGTAAATCTGTGGAGTTTTTTGAATTTTCACAAAGCGTTACTAATTTATCAGTAAACGATACAATAACTAGACAAGACAATCTTATCGAAGTTATTTATGCGTACACTAGGCAGGTTAATGAAAACAATATGCCCGGTATTTATTATACTATTTTCAGTCCAATATACACAAAGGACGATTCTGGAAATGATATTTATGCCAAACATGAACTTTTAGATTATGTTCATTGTCGGTATCCGTTTATTGAGTTTAGGCGTGAACGGCTTAAAAGGCGTGTAGTAGAGTCCCGTGGAGTTCCAGAAATATGTGAGACTTGGCAAAATGAAATCAAGACTCAACGAGACTCAATATTTGATTCCACATCTTTTGAGACTCTTCCACCCATCATGGTGAATAAAAGGATTGGATTGGCTAATAAAGTTGGCCCCGCAGTTCAACTTCCGGTAACTAAACAGGGAGATTATGAATTTATGCGACCACCGGCACGAACGCCCAACACAGCCTTAAACCTCATTGATATTGTGGAAAGACAGGCAGACAGTTATTTCGGAAGGGCAAATCAAGGCGTACCTCCAGTTCAAACACAACTAAAGCAACAACGAATGGTGAATAACTGGTTAACAACTTGGACTGAAGCCTACCAGCAGATGTTTGCTTTATGTTTGCAATTTTTATCGCAAGAAGAAATACAGAAGATTTCAGGGTCTGGAGTTGTTCCTAGATCGGACATGATGCAATTTGATTTTGTATTGAAGTATGATGTTCGGGAATTGGATACTGAATATGTGGATAAGAAACTGGCTACGATAAGCCAATACGTTATTCCACAAGATGCCGGTGGAGTTTTGGATAGAAACAAGTTGATTGGAATGGTGGTTAAAGCCATTAGTCCCGACATTGCCGAAGAACTAATCGTTGACCAAGCTACTGCCAGCCAGAAGATGTATAATGATGTTAAGACCGAGATTGGTTTAATGATGCTTGGAAATGAGGCTACTTATGTGGAGAACGATCCGGCAGCAAAAACAAAAATGCAATATGCACAAGACATTGTATCAAGAAATCCTAAAGCACAGTCAGCGTTACAGGGAGATGAGGTTTTCCAACAACTATTTGAAAACTACTCCAAGAATCTTCAAATGTCAGTTATGCAGGAAGAAAACAAGACTGTCGGTCGAATTGGAGTTAGTCAATTGACCTAATATGCAAGATTTATCACATTTTCAATTTGATCATAGTCCTCTTTGGGAGGACATATTGAAGCGTTTAAAGGATATGATTATTGTGGAAGTATCAGAAGCCCTTACCCAAGAGATGGATAAAGACATTAGAAGTCATCAATGTGGAAGGGCAGAAGCCTTAACTGATTTTATGCACTCTTTAACGGAAGCATGGGAAAATGCTAATCCTGATAAAAAGATAGATTTAAATGCTTGACAGAAATGGAAAGCCAAACTTTAATTTCCGTAACTTTTGGTTCTTTACGGGAATCAATAGAATTTATGGGTTTCTGCGTATCCTTAAAAACGCTGTTTGCCTAACTTGCAGGGCTTGAAACCAGCATGAGTGAAAACACAGTAGAGGGAGAAAGCAGCACTCCCCAATCGACGGAAGCTGCAACGAACATTGGTGAACTTTTGGACACCGATGGGTTGGCAAATCAACTGGAAAGGATGTTTGATGTGCCAGACGAACCCGCTGCGGAAAGTGCGGGAAATGAGGAATCGCCTCCTGTTGAAGATGAGCCGAGTGGTGAGTTGGAGGGAGAAGCTGAAAGTGATCTTTCTCAAGTTGAAGAAGAACCTTCTGCGGAAGTTGAACAGGCAGAGGAAGCGGTCGAAGAACAAAGGGAAAATCCCCATAAAGGACTCCTGAAAAGAATCGACAAGCTAACTGCCCGGCGAAAGGAAGCTGAAGGTAGGGTTGATGGTTTGGAAGACGAAATCAAAGACCTTCGTGCGGAATTGGATAGTAAGGACGATTTAAGTGATCTTCCTAGAGTTGCAAAAGACAATCCATATTCCCATTTGAAATCTGTATCGGCAGTAAGTAAGGAAATTGAACAGGCCGAAGAGATTATGGAATGGGCAGAGGATAATGCAGATGGAACTGAAGTTACCAATTCTCAAGGGGAGGAAGTGTCATATTCTAAAGAGGATGTGATGCAGATTAAGCGCAATGCCCGAAAAGCACTACGCACACATCTTCCAGAACAAGAAAACTACCTTCGAGAAGAAACTGACGTTAGCCAGAGAGTGGAACAGATTTTTCCATATTGGAAGGATCGGAGTTCCGTGGGGTATCAAGAAGCTATGGAGATTGTAAAAAATCGCCCCGGCTTAAAGAACTACCCAACATGGAAAGCTGATGTGACTATGTTCCAATTGGGACTACAGGCTTATAAGGAAATGACAACCGACAAACAGCCAAAGGCAAAAGCCAAGGCTCCAAGTCAACCATCTGCTCCAAGTCAAGCTCCAGTTGTGGATAAGCCGACTCAAGCACGTTCAAAATCTGCTAGAAAAGCCTTCACGACTAGCGGAGATCAAGATGCTTTAGCGAAAATATTAGAAACTGATTATTTATAAGGAATAAATCATTATGGCAATTCTTTTAGAAACAGGATATAACGCCCTCCAATCTGGAGGACGAGAGGATTTGTCAGACCTTATCAGCAATGTCGATGCTAAATCTACCGTTTTCACCTCAATGGCGAGAAAAGGTAAGAAGCCCGGCAATGTTTTAATGTCTTGGCAAATGGATGAGTACGAAGCTCCATCAGCGGCGGGAACCGTTGACGGAACTGACGTAACGGCGGCTAATTTGGTGGCAGATGCTACGGCTAACCCCGGCAGACATCGTACATTGGCGAATAACTTCGCGCAGATATTCAGACGTTCGTTTCGTATTTCTAGTCTGGCAAATGAGATTCAAATCGTTGCTGGTATAAAATCGGAACTTGCGAACGGAATCGCCAAGAAATTGGTTGAGATTAAGCGTGATATGGAACTGACGTTCTTGAACGATGCCGATGCACAGATTGATAATGGATCAAATGCCTATCTTACCAAGTCTATGGGGTCGTTTCTCCATGCTTCTGGTACTGGTGGTGGTGCATCTGATAAGGTAGTAGACAGCGATTTTCGTTGTCTTGCAGCTACAGTTAATAAAGCCGATGAGGTTGCCGAAGAAGATGTTCAGAATATGCTGAAAACGATCTTCGAGAACACCGGAACAATTCGTGATTACGATTTGCTTTGTGGTTCTGCGTTGAAGCGTAACTTTACATCGTTTACGCAATCTGCAACGGGTAGTGCTGATCGTCTTGCTATCAAGACCTTTAATACGGAGTCTTCCGCAAAGGCGTTTATCAACGTAATTGATGTGTTTGAGGGTGATTTTGGTCGCCTTCGGTTGCATCCGTCCACGTTCATTGCGGAGGGTGGAAGCGCGGTCAATTTCAAGGGATATGTTATTCCGTTTGACCAAGTGGAAATCCGTTATGGCAAACTGCCGCAGATCAAGGAATTGACTGATAACGGTGGTGGCCCGGCGAGGTTAATCGAAGCGGTTGCTGCGTTGATCGTATACAATCCCAAGGCTTTTGGGTATTACGATTGCGTGTCTGCTACTTAATATGTACGCCCCCGAAGGGTTGAGTGATGAAATGACTTCCCTTGTGGGGGATTCACTTCGGAAACGGTTGGCTCGTGAGCATCAAAACTCACGGGTCAACCAATCCGATTGTGTAGCCAGAGAATCTCAAAACGAATCTCACACTACTAAATTTGGCCAACATCGGGCAAGAATAGAATCAACCTCCTATCATTACTGGGGCAAACGCCTTGGATATGATTGCTGGAATGATCGTAAGTTTATGAAGGAATATTTACGTGACAATCCAGAGAGCAGAGTTAAAAGTGGGGGTAGCAAGAAAATACAAGTTGGTTATGGAGGAAAAAAACCACATGGATACTACGATACTCCAGTTGGTCGTGTTACTTTTCGCAAAGTGTATGGGTCAAACGAACGGGTAGAAGTCGATGCAAACGCTTAAATTCAGCAATGTTATTCATGGAGTTTCCCAATTAGCTGGATTGGATAGGGACAATTTACCTAACCATTTTTTTAAACAGATTAGAGACTTAGCAAACACTCGTTTGGCTATCGCTTGGGAAACAGAATATTGGCCGGATTTAATCAAGACAGTTTCTACGGTTGTAACAACGACTTCTGACGTAAGTAGTATGGCGTATCCTTCGGATGCTGGAGAGATTCTTGCAGTTTATGATAAAGACCCTGCAAAAACTACTGTTCTTTCTACTGTTGGTTACATATTACGGGATGATACTACTGATAGCAGCGATAATTCTGGTAAAACAATTAATGTGTTCAAGGCTACAACGCCGCTTTTTGTAGAATACAGAATTTCTAGACCCGATTTGGATGGTGATGTTTATGTTTCAACTACTGCCTATCCAGATACCACTCAAATTTACTACTCAACCACAGGTCATTTCTACATTCGAAAAAATAACACGGGAGGAACAGAAACAGATATTGTCCCGGGGGCCGATTATCCAGATTCTAACTGGACTAAAGTTTTAATACCGAAAATTTTTGAAAATTATCTAATCCGTGGAATTTATGCGGATTATTTGAGAGCAAACGGTCAACCGGATATTGCCGCCACGGAGGATCGTAATTCAGAAGGAATGCTTGTAATGGAGTGTGATAAAGTGTATAGGCAGCAAGGGCAAATCAGCAGATTAAATTTTATAGGATATTAAATTATGAAAGTAAGAACAGTAGCGGGTGGAACAACTGTCAATTCCACAAACACAAGTGACGGGGATGTGTCAGTTTCATCGACATCATCTTTGCAGATAATGGCAATAAATAATTATCGGAAATCGTTTACTGTTTCCAATACTGGAACAGTAAAGATTTATCTTAAATTGGGCGATGCTGCTACTGCTTCTTCTTGGCAGTATATTTTACCCGGTGGAGGATCAGATAAAGATGGTTTGGGTGCGACGGTAAGTGTTGAGGGATATATTGGTAAGGTCACTATTAGTGCAGCCTATACATCAACTGCCGCCCGGCTTGCGTATACTGAATTTGTTTAACAGAAAGGTATTATTATGGGTGCAGTATTAACTCCTCCTAGAAGCATAACGATTAGCGGCACGACCGTCGAAAACGAACCCATCATCAAATCTGATGGTGCTGGCGAGATGATGCAATGGCAACCGTCTGACGGCGGTGTAGATGGTGTGTTTATCATTCAAGACGCATCTACTGGTGCTGCGGAGTTAGGCATTGGCATCACCCCCGCTGTAACACTTCACGCGAAAATCCCGGCAACAACTGGAACGGCTCCGCTAGAGGTGGCGCGGTTAGAGGTTAAAGACGAAGGTATAGATATGGCCGTTGGGATGGGGCCAAAACTGTCTTTTTATTCGCCGCATAGCAGCGCGTCGTTTGAGGGTGCGTCAATTGCGGCTAAAAAAGAAAATGCTGCTGACGCAAACGAGGCAACTGCGCTTGTCTTTTCAACGTGTCCCGATGCTGGGTCAAATAATGAACGGATGACGATTTCATCTGCTGGCGCTGTGGGGATTGGCCAAGCGCCGCCAAGTGCGAATAATCCGTTGGCTATTCACCAAACCGATACCGACAACAACTCTTATGTTCACATAACGCACGTTGATACTGGCGCGACAACAAGTGATGGCATTTCAATTGGTCTGGATGCTACTGGTGTCAATGGTATTTTTCGTTTGCGTGAAGCGGGTGCGTTGAAGTTTTACACTAGCAACACCGAACGCTTCACCATCTCGTCTGCTGGCCTCGCCACATTTTCTGGCGATCTTCTCGTCGGCAGTCTGGACATTGGCCACGGTTTGGGTAGTGGCGGTTCAGCAGACACGAACAGCACGGCGGTTGGCCGTGACGCATTGGACGGAACCACCAACGGTGCAATAAATAACACAGCAATC